GGTGGGATGGCTCCATGCCTCCGCGACCCACACCTATTTAACACAGGAGATAGACATGCTGCCACACCAGCGACGCTATGTGTTCGACATTGAGACGAACGCTGTTAACTTCAACGACCTGCCCGGTTCACTGACAGACATCACTTGCCTTGTCGTCATCGACAGGGATAGCAATCACGAGTACAGGTTCTCAGACAACAAAGCACTGGGGCACCAAGGCACTATTGAGAAGGGCGTAAGGTTCCTGCAGTACGAGATTGACAACGGCTGGGCCATTGGTGGACATAACGTCCACGGCTTCGACGTACCCTGCCTGCAGATTATGTTCCCTTGGTTCCGGCCAAACCGCAACCTCGTGTTCGACTCCAAGGTAGAGAGCGAGATGTGGTATCCGTCCAAGGAGCTGAGGCATGCCGACTTTGCAAAGGTGCGTAAGGTTGGTAAGGACAAGTGGATCACTCCGTACCTGTACGGCAAGCACTCACTGGAAGCATGGGGTGCCAGGCTGAACTGCCAGAAGGATGACTTCAGCAAACGCATGAAGGCGCTCGGGCTGGATCCATGGGGTAACGACCTTCCACCGAAGTATGCACAGGAGAGGATGGATTACTGTGCGCAAGACGTCCGCACCAACATTAGGCTGTTCGACTTTCTCGAGAAGAAGTTTGACTATGACTCAGCTGCGCTCGGAGTCTGGATGGAGAATCGTGTTGCACCTATCCTGCAGCGACAGGAGAAGTGGGGCGTGCAGTTCAACGAAGACAAAGCGCGGAAGCTCCACGTCAAACTTGTAAAGCGGCAGGAAGAACTGACCAACGAACTCCGTGACAAGTACTTCCATCCCTTCTACGTCCGCAATGGAAAACGTGCAGTCCCGAAGAAGACCCTGAACTACAAGGACCCTGTTCGCCCTGACCTGACTGAAGGGGCCGTGTACGACCGGGTCAAGCAGGTGATGTTCAATCCCGGGTCCGGGCAGCACATCGCACGCATGCTCATCGAGAAGTACAACTGGAAGCCTACGGCAATGACGCCAACCGGTGAGCCGAAGTGTGACGAAGACACCCTGTCTACGCTGACATATCCGTGCATCCCTTTGCTGTTGGAAGTGATGATGGTCATGAAGCGTATCGGGCAGGTTGCCACTGGTGACCAAGCGTGGCTGAAGAAGGTACGCAACGGTCGCATTCACCACACCGTCAAGCAGAATGGAACCCGCACTACTCGTGCCAGCCACACAGGACCAAACCTCGGGCAAGTCCCAAAGGTCAAGGTGGCGTATGGCCCTGAGTGCCGCGGATTGTTCGAGGCCAGCGAGGGAAGAGTAATCGTTGGCTGCGACCAGAGTGGCATCGAGCTTCGTGCTCTCGGCCATTATCTAGCTCGCTATGATGGTGGTGCCTACGCACGCGAAGCTGTTGAGGGTGACGTGCATGAGAGGGCTCGCGAAGCTATCGAGTTCAACTCACGCGACAACACCAAGACAGCTGAGTACTCGTTCTTGTATGGCGCGCAGAATCCCAACCTCGGTAAGACAACCTTCGATGACATGACTGATGCTCAGAAGAAAGAGCTGGGTCGTGTAACTGACAAGACAATCTCCGGGCTGGGTGCTGCAACCCGTCGCAAGCTGGAGCGCGGCATCAAGGGCCTCGAGCCTTTAGTGAAAGCAGTGGGCAACGCCTACAAGCGTGGCTGGATGCGTGCCTTGGACGGCAGGAAGATTGCTGTCCCGTCAAAGCACTCCGCACTCAACACGTTACTGCAGCACCTTGGTGGTGAGCTGTCGAAGCTATGGATGGTTATAGCGGAAGACCTGTTCATCAACGCTGGACTGCAACCTGCTGACATGTGGTACATCGATGACCCTGACCTGTGGAAGGTCATTCAGATTCTTTGGGTTCACGATGAGCTGCAGGAAGACACCATCCCCGAGTACGCCGATGCAGTAGGCACCATGTTACAGGAAGCCGCTGCTCTCGCTGGTCGGGCCTTTGAACTTCGCGTCCCTGTTGACGCGGAATGGAAGACAGGAGGTACATGGGCGGAAACCCACTGAATGGAAACACAGTCTACTACGGACTGACGCGCAAGGATGCGCGAGCCTTAGGGCTTAAGTATTACAAAGGAAGGGACTGTAAGCGGGGACATGGCGCTATCCGCTACACAGCAAATAAGAACTGTGTAGCGTGCAAGCAGGTAGATAATCAAGCAAAGCGTGAGAACTACTACAATTATCTCATCGAAAGAGGAAGCACCTGCGAAGTATGTCATCAATCATATCTCTCTGATGTCTTCGACCTTCATCATGTTGACCGAGCCAACAAGAAGTTTGGTGTGAACTCTAACTGGACGTCAGCAAGCAGGGCAGAGGGAGATAAGTGTGCCCTTCTGTGTGCTAACTGTCACCGTCTGGAACATGCCGCACTACGTCTGGGACGCACTACACTCCCAGCTGGCTACTCGACACCGGATGGTTCCACACCTGTAATTGACTCACAAGTAGGAGAAGAGTAATGGCATTCCCGATAGTACCAATCATCGGACCGGTCCTTGGCATTGTCAGCGACTGGCTTGATGGACGACGCAAACTGAAGCAAGCAAGGCTCGAAGGCGAGCTGAAGGTAACACAGGCAAAGACCGAAGCAGCTGTCCGCATTGCGGAGACACAGCAGCAGATGGATGCCGACTGGAACAAGCTGAGCATTGAGAACTCGAGCTGGAAGGACGAATGGTTTGTCATTCTGCTGAGCATCCCGATGATCCTGTGCTTCATCCCCGGTGGCGCTGACTACGTTGCTGCCGGCTTCACTGCACTGCAAGAGACGACGCCCGACTGGTATCAGTACGCGTTCCTCGTTGCGGTTGCATCATCCTTTGGGTTCAAGAAACTCGCAGACATCAGGAGAAAGTGAAATGTTCATAAAAGCACTATGGTTATTGGTGATAGCCTACACCTCTGAAGGTGAGATTGTATCCGATGCGTACGTCGTCGACGAGTTCCTGCACGAAGAGCAGTGCCAGATGGCATCGAACGTATTCATCGAAGGCTTCAAGACCAACAAGGAACTGCAGGCCTCCGTAGCTGACTCTGGCTATGATGGCGTTGTGATGGGCTGTAAGGAGAAGACATTCGACTCAGAGTACAAGGGACTATGATGAACCGCGTCATTCTGCTCGACGCTGACATCCCCATCTTTCGTTACTCCGCTGTCAATCAACGTGACATCGTGTGGGACGAAGGTGCTGACAGTGTCGCGGTCAACCCTCCGTTCGAGATGGTTGCCGACCAGGTTGACGCCCACATCGAAGAGCTGGCCGATACGCTGGAAGCCGACCGCATCATCATCTGCCTGTCTGAACCCGTCCGGGAGAAGAACTGGCGGAAGGGCATCCTGCCTACCTACAAGGACAACCGCAAGAACACCAAGTCACCTGAGTACCGGCAGAGGCTGAGTGACTACCTCGAGGAACACTATGAGTGTTACAAGAAGCCGACGCTAGAGGGTGATGACGTCATGGGAATCCTCGCGACCAACCCCGACATCGTGAAGGGGAAGAAGGTCATCGTGTCGCAGGACAAAGACATGAAGACCATCCCAACCCGCATCTTCAAAGGTAAGTCCGCCAACTGGCTGTTCAATCCTGACAATGACAAGAAGCCCCGGAAGGTTACAGAGTCCGAGGCTGACTGGTTCTGGATGATGCAGACCCTGATGGGTGACACCACTGACGGCTACAGTGGGTGCCCATGGGTTGGCGAGAAGAAGGCACGGGATGCTCTGGGTGAGCCGCAGGATGGACACCTGTCTCTGTGGTGGGACTTGGTAGTCGACACCTATGAGAACGCCACCCGCAAAGGTGAGAACTTGGGGCTTGGCGTTGAGGACGCACTGGTACAGGCGCGTGTCGCTCGTATCTGTCGGACTGAAGACTACGACTTCAACAAACAGGAGACAATACCATGGACACCTTAACCTACCCGTTCAAGTGGGTCGCTGCGTGGATCCTACGCAACGACCTGCAGCGAATGGAGCTGGAGCTACACATCGCACGACATCAGGCCAAGTACTGGCAACGTGAGTTTGACAAACAACAGACATTCCGCATCAAGGAGATGATGATATGAGTTTTGAAACTGACCGCGTCCGTGAGGACTTCCGACCCTTTGTGGACTTCCACTGGCCTCGCTTCCTGTGGAACCTGAACCCACGCAACCTGTGGGCCGACGAACCAAACCCGTATGACCTGCCGAAGATGCGGGGTGCCCGCAGCGACCTTGGTCACAGCTACGTCAACCTGTTCGTTGAAGGCTGGCGTGCTTCCGCCTATCTGGTTGGACACATCCTTGCAGTGGCAGTACCGTTCGGCGTACTGGCTCTCACTCATGGGATAGTCTTACTGGTTGCGAGCCTGTGATGGATGCGCCAAGGTTCCTGAAGAACGCATCGGAGCTGATGGCGCAGCGTGGCAGAGAGCGGGACAACGATGGTGAGCGCAGTATGGCTCGCTGCGTTGTCTCGTTCAATGCGATGACTGGTCACAATCTTACAACCGAGGATGGCTGGCAGTTCATGGTCTTCCTCAAGTTCGCGAGGATGCAGGGTGGGGCTTTCAAACAGGACGACTATGAGGATGCCGTGGCATACACAGCACTCATGGCTGAGGAAGCTGTTTCAAAGCAGGAGCCAATCAAGGTGGAGAATACGTGGAGCTGGAAACTCCGCCAGACTGACCCTTACCCGCCACACGAAACATGAGCAAGAAGAAGAAGGAATACATCATCGACATGAGAGCCGAGCAGTTGCTGGACTACCTTGACCGGAAGTTCCCAGTACGCTGCATCGGCCCGAATGAAACTGAGGTCAGTGCACACAGGTACGCTGGTGCGCGTGAACTCATTGACAACCTACGTGCTCGCCTAAACCGCGAGAAGGAGAACTATGGAATCGCAACTCAAGAGACGTTATGACAAGCTGGTGTCTGACCGTGACCACTACCTGATACGTGCTCGCGCAGCATCCCGGCTAACCATACCGTCACTGGTTCCCGAAGAAGGTCATAACTCGACCACGGAGTTTGAGACACCGTGGCAGTCCATTGGCTCCCGGGGAACCAACAACCTGGCCTCGAAGATTCAGCTGGCACTGTTCCCGCCGAACTCTCCATTCTTCCGCATGAAGATGAGTGAGCAAATGCTGGCGGAACTCGGCGCGAAGAAGGGTGACGTGGAGAAAGACCTCGCGTCCTACGAGCGCATCGTCATGGATGACATCGAGCATACCAAGACACGCTCGAGCCTGTATCAAGCCGGACGTCACCTGATTGTCGCCGGCAATGCGTTGCTGTTTGATGACCCGAAGACCGGCAAGGTGAAGATGTACCCGCTGTCGCGCTACGTGGTCCAGCGTGACGCACAGGGCGAAGTCTACGAGATGATAGCCACGGATCCCGTCAGGTTCGCTGGTCTGGATGAGAAGACGCAGGCAGCTGTGCAGGCTATGCATGGAGCCAAGAAGGCTGACGAGGACATGGTGCTGTACACCGGCATTTACCGCAAGCCTACCGAGAACCGCTGGATTGTCTGGCAGGAAGTCGCTGACGTTGTCCTCGAAGACACCCGGGGCGAGTACAAGCTGGACGAGTGCCCATGGATCCCTCTGCGCTTCACTTCCATCGATGGCGAGAACTATGGACGTGGTTACATCGAAGAGCTGTACGGTGACCTCAACACGCTCGACGCACTGACACAGGCTATCGCTGAGTCCGCAGCGGCCGGTGCCGTGGTCAAGTTCCTCATCAACCCCAATGGTGTCACCGACATCGATGACCTTGTGGACACACCGAACGGTGGATTCGCTGAGGGCTTCGATGGAGACGTCACAGTCCTGCAGGTAAACAAGTTCAACGACCTCAGGGTCGCTATCGAGCAGACCAGCAAGATTGAGGAACGCCTGAGCCTTGCGTTCCTACTGCACAGTGCCGTACAGCGCAACGCTGAGCGCGTCACAGCAGAAGAGATAAGGTTCATGGCATCGGAGCTGGAAGACGCTCTCGGTGGTCTGTACACGGTCCTGTCGCAGGAACTGCAGTTGCCCTTGGTCCGGTCGCGCATCGCACGTCTGACGCGAGGCAAGAAACTGCCGAAGCTGCCCAAGGGAATCGAGCCGGAAATTATCACTGGCCTCGAGGCACTTGGAAGAGGACACGAGCTACAGAGGCTGCGTATGTTCGTGGCGGATGCAGCTCAGACATTCGGCCCAGAAGCTGTGGTCGAATACATCAACGTATCGGAGCACCTGAAGCGTTCCGCTGCGGCATTGAATCTCAACACTGACGGCTACGTCCGTGAAGAGGACGATGTACAAGCACGTCGCGAACAGCAGGCAGAGATGGAAGCCCAGCTGGCAGCGGCATCACGACAACCCACAGAAGGAGCACAGTAATGGCTGATGCTAAACCCGTCCACGGCAGGAAGCCCCTGTCGAAGGACGCAGAGAAAATCAAGGAAGACCTCGCCGAACTGGAGACGAATGCCGGTGACAACGTTGACGTACCAGACGTGCCCAAGGGTGAGCGTGAGCTTGCCGATGGCACAATACGGAAGGACAATTAATGTCTGACGAGCAGACCACATCCAGCCAGCCTCTCACGGACGAGGCGCTGGCTGAGGCTTTCCCCGGCCAGGACTTGGATCACATAAAGTCCATGATGGGGAAGATGGATGGACAGTCTGGCGAGGCGGATGCCACGAGTACCGATGATCCCTCCAGCACGGAAACCGAGGATGAGTCCGAGACCGTCGAGTATCCTGAGTGGATCCCTGAGAAATACCGGAACGGTACAGTCGAGGATGCAATGAAGGCGACGGCTGAGGGCTACAAGGCCCTCGAGTCCAAGCTGGGAAAGCCCGACGGCACGACGTCAGACACAGGCTCAACCTCAGAGGACGAGTCTGGCGACGAGGGTGACGATAACTCCGTATCCATGCGAGACGTGGAACAGGAGTTCCTAGAGGACGGCAAGGTCTCCAAGGCCACGTATGACGCCATGGAAGCCAAGGGTATCTCCAAGGACGTCATCGATGGCTATCTCGCAGGCCAGCAGGCTATCGCCAACCAGCGTGTCACCAAGGTCCACGAGGCTGTTGGCGGTGAGGAAAAGTATGGCGACATGCTCAAGTGGGCATCCGAGAACTGGACCTCAGAGGAGATTACCGCCTTTGACAATACCATGAAGGGTGTCGACGACGCTGCCATCATGCTCGCTGTGCGCGGCCTGAAGGCTGTCTACAACGAGGCAAACCCTGCTGACCCCAATCTGGTGACCGGTGAGTCTGGCAAGGTCGCAGCTGGTGGATCCTTCGAGTCTTCCGCACAGATGACTGAGGCAATGCGTGACCCCCGGTACGCCACCGACCCGGCGTATCGGAAAGAGGTAGAGCAGAAGCTGGCCAGAAGTACTTTCTGGTAGGGCTTTAGTATCAACTGTGGACAAACAGGCCGTCAAGAGCTTGATATGTCCCTCTCCCTCCTGTGTTCAACCCCCTGTTTCGGCAGGGGGTTTTTTACTTGACCACTCGGTCAAGAGGGTCGCCAGACAACATACGAACAGACAGCCTAGTGGGCTGGGTCGAACCGAGGTTCCCCGCACTAGACACCTGAACGTGAGTAAGTTTGAGGCAAAACAATAACTTAAAACTCAAACCTACATAAGGATAATAATATGTCCGCTGCAACTCCCCTGCGAATTGGCCAACAGAACGGTGCCGGTGCTACCGACGCGCTGTTCCTGAAGGTCTACGGTGGTGAGGTTCTGACTGCGTTCGAGACTCTGAACGTCATGCAGCCTCTCCAGATGATCCGCAACATTGCCTCTGGTAAGAGCGCACAGTTCCCGGCTACTTGGAAGGTCAACGCTTCCTATCACACCCCGGGTGCCGAAATTGTCGGCCAGACCAGCAACGTCTCCGAGCGTGTTATCACGATTGACGACCTGCTGCTTGCTGACGTCTTCATCCCCGTCATCGACGAGGCGAAGAATCACTACGAGTACCGCTCCGAGTATTCCATGCAGGCTGGTCGTGCCTTGGCTCGCAAGTTCGATACGAACTCGCAGCAGGTTGGCTGTCTGGCAGCTCGCGCTTCCGCAACCGTCACTGGCGGTAACGGTGGCTCCCAGCTGACCAACGCTGGCTATGCCACGACTGGTAGCACCATTGCTGCCGGTATCTTCGCTGGCGCTCAGGCGCTGGACGAGAAGGACGTGCCTGAGAATGACCGTTACGCAATCCTGCGTCCGGCTCAGTACTACCTCGTTGCACAGACCACTAACGTCATTAACCGTGACTGGGGTGGTGCTGGTGTCTACGCCGACGGTACTGTTCTGAAGGTCGCTGGTGTCAGCATCATAAAGAGCAATCACCTGCCGAGCACTAACGTGGCTTCGGGTCCGTCTGCCTATCAGGGCGACTTCTCGAACACGCAGGGTCTGGTATTCCAGAAGGGTGCCATGGGCACTGTGAAGCTGCTCGACCTCGCGAATGAGATGGGCTACGACATGCGCCGTCAGGGTACGCTGATTATCTCCAAGTACGCAGTTGGCCACGGTATCCTCCGTCCCGAATGCGCTGTTGAGATGATCTCTGCCTAATACGCATTAGTTACCTTAGGACCGGGGAGGCCCCTACTACGCATGGGGCTTCCCCTCCTTTTCCTCTCATTCAATAGGAGCATTAAATGTCTACCACGAATACCTTTGCAGAACTTACTGCAGATGGTCAGAGCGCAGCCTTTGAGTGCCCGGGTGATGTCAATGACATCGACGTGTACCTAGACGACGCCGAGACGTGGGGCAGTGGC